AACTCCTCGTCCGAGATGAAGTCGTTGACGAGCGACCTGTCCTTGGCCCGGAGCTTCTTATCCGTCGCGTGCGTCTTGCCCCGGATGGCCTTGTCCATGCCCTGCTGGCCGATGGGCCGGTCGCCGGTGGCGGCGATGGCGTTGTTGCTCCTGGAGGCGACGCCGACGTTGTACGGCGGATCGGTATTCACCAGGTGGATGGTGGCCCCGTCCAGGAGACGGTCCACGTCCGCCGGCTTGCTGCTGTCGCCACAGAGCAGCCGGTGGTTGCCCAGCACCCACAGGTCGCCCGGCTTGGTAATGGCCTCGTCCGGCGGCGCTGGCACATCGTCGGGGTCCGTCAGGCCCTGCGTGCCGTTCGGGTCAAGAATCTTGGCCAAGTCGTCGGCGCTGAAGCCCAGCAGGTCCAAGTTGTAGTCCGCCGCCTGGAGGTCTTTCAGTTCGATGGGCAGCAGTTCATAGTCCCAGTCGGCCAGCGTGTTGGTCTGGTTGTCGGCGATCCTGTACGCCTTGACCTTCTCGGGCGACAGGTCCTTGGCGACGTGGACCGGCACCTTCTTGAGACCGAGCTTCTTCGCCGCCTTCCATCGGGTATGGCCGACGATGATCACGCCGTCGGCGTCGACCACAATGGGCTGTCTGAAGCCGAATTCCTTGAGGCTGGCCGCCACGGCCTCGACCGCCTGGTCGTTGATTCGCGGGTTCTTCTCGTAGGGCCGGATGTCGTCGATGCTACGCAGTTTGATGTCCATATCACGTTCTCCTGGGGCTGCTCGTGTCGTGGCGGGCAGCGTCCATCGCTGCTCGCGGTATGTTGTTATTTTTGAGGCACTTGCCGCCGTGTGCGCGGGCGCAACAAACAAAAAGAGGACGCCCGACTATTCCCGTCGCGGTCTTCCGCGTAAGTCGTGGGGAAGGAACCATTTACATCGCCATTCCGCATCTTGCCCACCTTGCCTGGTTTGACATTCCGCGACTGGTGGCCTGCCGGAGTGTGCTCGGACGGTTGCTCGGCCTCGCGCGAGATGTTCGAACGTGGGCCAACGTGGCGCGTTGGGTGCGCTACCCCTTGGTTCATTCCTTCGCACGGATTGTTTGCCCTCCCTCCGTTCGGAATCGTATGGTTCCCTGTGTCCCGACCTGCCCGGTCGGTTGCCGCGTTGCCCGTCGTTGGGTCTGTGCTTGCCCCGCGCGGGCCTTTTTTTGCGCCGATATCACCAAGCGGCCATGCCCTTGCCTCGGTTCGCGCGTAGCGCGAGATCCCGCGACCTGCGCCAACGTGTCGCGACGACGCGGGAACGCGTGACGACGCCGACAACGCGGGGACGGGTGCCGACGCGGGCACGCTTGGACGCGCTAACGACACTGACGTGTCCAGGCACGCTGACGTGTCCGGGCACGCGAACAACGCGGGGACGGGTGCCGACGCGGGCACGGCCAGCGACGCTGACGTGTTTGGGCACACTGACGACGCGGGAACGCCGAGACACGCGAACAACGCGAACAACGCAGGCACGAGTAACAACGCTGACGGACGTGACGACGCCAGCGCGCCCGGCGCGTGGTCGCGTACTTGCTCGGCCTTGGGCGCGATCGTCGAACCTGCGCCAACGTGGCGCGACCCCTCTACGGCCTTGCGGGCTGCTACCTGGCACTGTTCCTTGTTGTTGCCCGCAAACCACGCATGCCCGAACGCCCGGTCGTACCGTAGCCGATCATGCAGGGACAGCCCGTCCAGCCAGAGACGATGCCCGTCCACGACCGCGTCCACGGCCGGCAGCTGCGTCGGATGCGTAGGCGCGGTCGTCGTCGGGAGTGGAGGCACAGTTGGCTGCTGCGCAGACCGAACCGGTGGCGGGCATGCCATGGCCAGCATCTTGATGACGTTGGTCAATCCCATATTCGCACCCCGTAGAGGAGCTTCCGAAGCAGGCTGAGCAGTTTGCGTGGCGAGGCCTCCAGCGCCTTCCACCGTTCCCAGTCGTCGCGACCCAAACGCATGTCCCGCGGCACGGCCTGGACGAATCCTTCTGACCGGGCGATACGCAGCACGGCCAGTCGCCACTTGTCCACGGTGTCAGAGGCGGGAAGGGCCAGCCGGTAGGCGATGGCATAGATGTCTTGCTTCTTCTCGAAGGCGTCCCAGACAACTGCCGCTTGAAGGGCGGCTGGAGAATCGGGAGGAAAGGGGAGTGTCTTACCTATACTGTACTTTCTGTCCCCACGCGTAGCGCCTGCGCACGTGTAAAGCTGTGGATTATCCTCCCTATTCTCCCTCGCTTGCTGCAAGTCGCTTGTATGGACATGACTTGCGTTCGGGAGAATCGCATTTCGATTCTCCCTGATTCTCCCTGATCCTCCCGCGCCCAGGGAGAAAGGGGAGAATCGGGATGATTGTGCCCGTCGCGATTCGGGTTGCGCGCACCGGACGACCGGGGAGGAAAGGGAGAATCGGGAGGATTCGAGGACCTCGGACCCGCCCTGTGCGCGCCGCTCTGTCAGTGCGCCGTGGTTCACTTGATCTCCTCGAGGTGGTATTTCAGGTGGTTGCTGGCCCCCGCCCGGCGGATGTACCAGGTCTTCACGGGCATGTCGGTGTGGCGACTGAGCATGCGGCCGAAGGCGACGTTGATCGCCGCATCGCTGCGCTTGGCGAAGATGTATCCGAAGAGGTTGCAGCTCTTGGCCAGCTCTCGCAGGTCTTTGGGCTCCACTTCCTTTTCGCCGTGGCCTTCATGCCAAGCCTCCACGAACGCCTCCATCTCTGAGCCGCCCGGGTTGGCGCGCTCCCTCCACTCGGCCTCGTTGGTACGCCACTTCCGCAGGCCGTTGACCTTGAGGATCCCACCTATCGTCTCCGACCAGGACTCGAAGCCGCCCAGCCGGTTGGCGTGAAGCGGTCGGTCGGCGGCCAGCCAGTTCTCCACCAGTCCCAGCAGGCACTCCAGAACGGTCCGTCGCTGCTGGCGTGCGTAGGTGCGGATGTCGGGATGCTGGAAGTTGGTGCGGGCCTCGGGATTAGCCGAGGTCGGCTCGATCATGATGGGCACGATCCGCTTGGCGATCTCGCCGGAAGCCTGCATGTTGTTGCCGGTGCCGACGATGGTAAGGTTGTTAGGCAGGGAAACGTTCCGCGAGAAGCCCAGCACGCGCCCCAGGAAGTTCTTGGTCGTCAGCAGGCTGGCCAGCGCCGGTGAGTCCACATAGGGCGGCAGGTTGTCCAGGTGCATCAGCGTCTCGCCCTGGAGCAGCATGGCCAGGATGCGCTTCTCGCGCTCCTCCTCCCGCTCAGTGATCTGCATGGACGGCGTGTCCCTGCCGGTGATGATCAGCCCCATGACCTCGTTGACCAGCTTGCTCTTGCCCGTCCGCTCGATGGGAGCGTTCAGCAGATGCATCGGCCGGTTACCGTCGATGGCGGGCGCCACGATGGGCGTCAGCAACAGGCCAAAGAAGTTCTCCCGGTCCGCCGCCGTCTTGAAGGGGAAGTCCACCACCAGGTCATGCAGGACGTTGTGGATCACTTCGCAGTCGGTCTCTGGCACCAAGTCGCGGAGATCTTCCGGCTCGTCGTAATACAACCCGTCGCGCCAGCCCGGCCGGATACGCACGAAATCGGGCCCGTAGAACGGGTACGCCACCATCAGCTGCAGGTCGCGGACGCCGGGGGCGTTCTGTGCGTGTGCGACGGCCAGGCCAGCATTGTCCTTGTTGCAGGCCTGGTACAGCAGCACCTGCTCCTGGGTCTTGCGGGACGTGACCCACTTGCCGAGCTTGACGTGGCTGTCGACCAAGATGCGCATGCGGTCGGCCGAGAATTCGACCCACTTGCGCTTGCCGGTAATGCCGATGATCTCGCCCGGCAGGAAGTCGCGACGGTAAACAGCATCTTTCGGCAACCCGGAAAGCACCTCCTCCGCGAAGTCCACGTTGGATCGCTCGACGTACTTGTCCTCGTCGTCCTTGTGCGGCCCGGGCACGAGGATGTAGTCGTCCGCGAACGAACGACCGGCGGCGGCGCTGTCTGGCGGGTCTATGTGCCTGGGCTGGGCCATTCCCGCCTGTAGTCCCGAGCGGACGGTGTTGCGGGTCTTTTCCGGGCCATCGTCGGGATCATCCACCAGGCCGCACGCCCCTGCCGCGGCCATCAGGGCCTCTTCGACCTCGTTGCCATCCAGGTATCCGCCGCCGACCAGCGTGCCCAGACTAAAGGCGGCCTTGTTTAGTGTTTCGTTCCTGCCACCGGCGGCGGCCGTGGAGACGGCATGCAGTTCCATCTTCAGCGCCGTCTGGGCGTAGTGCTTGGCCTTGGTGGGGATGTCCTCGGTTGGCGGGGGCGTCGGCGCGCTGGCCTTGGCCGACGTCGCTGCCGGCGCCTTGGGAGCGGCCTTGGTCTTGGCCTTCGCCCGCAGCCGCTCGATAATCACGGCCGGCAGCGTGGCGATCTCCACGTTCCACGGCTCGTGCCCCTCGGCCCAAGTGTACAGCGCCCCCGTGTCGGGATGCAAAGAGCCGGGGAACACCACCTGCCCGCCGTCGCCCCGCACGTCAATGTGCGGACCGAGCTTGCCGCTGGAATTGCCAAGCGGTTCGGCGCAGAGGTAATAGAGGTGATATGCGCCGGGCCTGCCCGTCAGCGCCGTCACTGTGCCCGGCAGGTCCAGGCCCGACACGTCCGCGCCCGGGTCCACGTCGATAGCCACCACGCCGCTGATGCGGCCGGTACGCAGGCCGACGTTGCCCTGCGCGGCCCAGGCCAAGGCCTCTTCGAGCGTCTCCCGCGGGCGCTTCTGCCAGCCTTCGAGCGTCGGACGCTTGCCCGCCAGGGGCGTGAAGGACCAGCCCATCTCGTGGCCGAGCCGCACGTTGGCGACCAGCGGGTTGTCAGGATTCGATGCCGAGGGCGGTGAGACGTTGTCGGACGTCATTGGTGGACCTCGCGAGGATATAGATGCCGTTGAATCTCTCGATCATGTTCTGGAAGGCGGCCTGCTCGGGCGTCTGCCGGCCGGTGGACGACTTGACCTCGATCTCCAGCCGCCGGCCGTCGGGCAGGATGCCCGTCAAGTCGGCCTGGCCGGGAATGCCGAACCGGATGACACGCGTGCCGACGCGTGCCACGCCGCAGTTGGCACGCCACAGCCGCAAACCGGGCAACGTGCCGAACGCGCGGAGGAGGTCGTTCTGGATGGCCTTCTCCGACGCCTTCGTCTGGGGCGCGGACGTGATCGCGTGAGGGGCCGTCGTCTTCGTCTGGGGAGCCGATGCCATCAGTCGCCCTCCATCGCCCGGATGGCGTTGGCCTGGGAGCCGCCGCCGTCGTCCACGTGGCTGCTGGAGGTCCCGACTGCGACCTGGCCGTGCCGCCCGGCGCATCGTTCACAGTCTCGAACTGGCGTGGGCCAGGGTTTGGGGCTGACCCGCATCGGCTCGCCGCAGAAGTCGCAGTACCACCGGACGTACCGCGAGCCTGGAATCTGGCTGCCGGACGTGCCGTACTTGGGCGTCAGCAGCTTGATCCGTTCTGCGACACCGGACCTCGGGTTGTCTCGTGACGAAGTCATTCCCCCATTACTTACCGGCAGGCGGCAAGAAGTGTCGGGTGGGGGAGAGGACAAATTGCACGAGGCTCAGACGTGATTGGCCTACGGCGAGACGAACGATTGCGCAGTGTCCCGGACAGGAGGCGAGTCATGGATCAGATACTCGGGTGCTGTAAGAGTTGCCGCCGTGCGGGGCGGTCGCCTATCGTGGACACGTGGGAATGTCCGGGCAGAAGAAACGCCTACCTATGAAATCTCGATTTGACGACCTCGCTTGGCATCGCGTCCACGAATCGCGAGCGCTTCAATGTATGGGGGCCGTTCGGCTTATGGATTTGCTGGAAGCTTACTGCGCCAGAACGACTCCTTGCATGAAAAAGGTGGAGATCCGTCTTGGCCCGCGTAAGGGAAACGAAGAACAGTCTTGCCTGTTCCTCCAAGTCTGCGCCGTCCCTTGGGACCGTGCCTTCCTCCACACCGATGATGCAAACCACATCCGCCTCAAGACCTTTTGCCCCCTGAAAGGTCATGACACGGACGGCGCTGGCCTGACCTGCGCCAGCCTGGTCGGACCGGCTCACCCAGTTCTGGATTTCATCGGCGAACGCGTCGAACGAACGCCACGGTCGCAGGCGATCTGCGACGCAGGAGAGCACGGAAGGCAGCGCTCCTGCATCGACTGCTGACTTGAGGGAGTCGAGGCCTTCTTTGAGATAGCCGAGAACGCCATCGGCATCTCCCCACTCGCCCAGCGCCTGCCACAGCGACTGCTTCTTCTCAATGACAGCCTTCCAAAGGGAGCTTACTGTGGCAAATCCCTTCTCCCTCGCCTCCAGTTTCTCGGGCTTCCTCACGCGTGGCGACGGAAGGGGCGACGTTTCGGCAGTCAGCATGTTCTCGATGGATTCACGAAGCGCAAGATTGTCTTGCGGTTCGCGGACCCATGCGACGAACCGCTCTACCACTGGCAGCCCCTCGCCTGGGGCAGGTTCTGGAGCCACGAAGGCCAGGCGTGTGCGGCGGAGGGCATCGCATATCAGCCGCGCGTAGTTACGATTGGGAACAAGAACGAGAACATCCTTGGACGGAAGCGCCTCGGCGATGATGGCCTTGACCGCCGCCGCCTCCTTCTTATCGCTGGCTACGTTGTGGACAACGATGGGATTCCCGTCTCCCATGTTGTAGGTGAAGGCACCCTTGTCTCGACGGCCCTTGTCATATTCCTTCACGATGGCGAACGCGCCCTCGAGAATGATCCTGGGGCACCGAAAGGATCGCCGCAGGGGCGTCACCGTGGCGTTCTGCCCGAAATGCTTTTCGAACTCCCTGATAAACTCCGGTGACCCGCCACGCCACGAGTAGATGCTTTGATCGTCGTCGCCCACGACGAACAGCCCATCCTCCTGACCTTCGCTCAGTATCCTGATCAGTTCGTATTGTCCAGCATTGATGTCCTGGTACTCGTCAACTAGGAGGTGACGGGTTCTTGTCCGCCAACTCTCGGCCACCTTCGGATTCTCGCGCAGAATGCGGCAAGCGAGTAGTATCTGGTCGTCGTAGTCGATGGCGTTGCACGACCGAAGAATGGCTTCGTAGGTATTGCATATCCTGCACTTCTGGGATTCTTCTGGCTGACAATGTCCGTATTGCCGGCACATCGTCGGCGCCTCAGCATCCTTCCGCCGATGCCCCCTCAATTGGGCGGCATCCTTCATCAACATCGACTTTGTACTGTCATCCCGCACGACAGACGGGACGCCCGCCAAGCTCAGTAAAGGTAAGTTGTCGCGGATGACAGCGTAACCCAGGCTGTGCATCGTGCAGATTAGATCGGGCTGGAGTTCCTGCTTGACGCAAAGCTCGGCCTTGCGGGGATCGGAAATCCTGTTGCGCATGTTGGCGGCTGCGGCAGCCGTGAAGGTGATGACCGCAATCGTGGTGGGCTCGACCTTGTGGTCTTCCACAAGGAACTTGATCCGCTTTGCCAACTGGTACGTCTTGCCAGTGCCAGGGCCCGCCAGCAGCAGGGCCGGTCCAGATACTTGATGTAGCTCTATCTCGTGCGCGTCTGCCATTCGCCGTCGTCCCTTGATGATGAATGACAATACTAGACCAATGCCTCCTCGTTGGCAATACCTGACGCACCTGACGCACCGGAACATCATCATTCGAAGCACTGCGGATGCTGACCAGGCTCACTTTCTCTCGCAACTTCATCCCGAACCGCCTGCACAAATCCCACCGGCCACTGGCCGAAGACATTACGGAAGCGGTGCGAAGCCCAACCGGACTTGTAGCCCTTGTCCACGGCAACTTCAGCCAGATGCTTGAAATACGCCCGCTTCTGGGCATACGTCGCATTGTCCGGGTCGATCAGGTCGCCCTCCGCTACCACCGGCTCGACGCCGAAGCGGTCCTTGAACCGGTAGAAGCTCCAGCCCTCCCTGTACCCGCCGGCCATTCGCTGGGCCTCGATCTGGACCCACATCTGACGGCGGTACTCGAAGGACGTGTCGTCGAACTCTGCCAGCTCGCCCGGGCCGTGGATCGCGGGCCTGCTGCGCTCGCCGCCGCCGGTGGATACCGGCACCCAGCCGCACTCGGGGCAGCACTCCTCGTCCAATCCATACAGCAAGCCGCAATTCCCGCACCGGCGCAGCCCAAGTGGATCATCGGAGCTGACCTTCTCGTCCGACAGCGTGTAGTTCAGCCGCCGCGTGACAAGACCGTGGACGTGATGGTTGCCCGCATGGTCCAGGACGATCGCGCCGTCCTTGCCGTCGCAGGCCCGCATGACCCGGCCGATCATCTGAAGGTGGAGGTTCAGGCTGGCCGTCGGGCGGGCGACGACTGCGCACTCCAGCGCCGGCAAATCCCAGCCCTCCGTCAGCACCATGCAGTTGGACACCACTAGCGTCTTGCCGGAGCGGAGGCGGTCCAGGATGTCATCGCGCTGCGACCTGGGCGTGCCGCCGTCGAGGTGTTCGGCCGGGACGCCAGCATCCTGGAACGCCTTAGTGATCGCCATCGAGTGTGCGATGTCCACAGCGAAGGCGACCGTCCGTCTGCCGGCGGCGCGTTTCCGCCAAGTCTCGACGATGTCGGCGTTGAGCTCGGCCGTGTTCGACCGCTGCGCAAGGGCGCCGAGGTTGTAGTCGCCCGCCACCACGCGGACGCCACGCAGGTCCGGGGCCTTGGAGGCCCAGACGCGGGGCTTATGCAGTACGCCATCAGAGCATAGTTCATCCGGCCAGGCCGCGACCACCAACTCGCCGAAGAGTTCGCCCAGGCCGCGCCCGTCCAGGCGGAACGGCGTGGCTGTCAAGCCCACGATGTGCGCGTCGGGATACTCGGCCAGCACGTTTTGATAACTGTCGGCGGCGGCGTGGTGGCAATTGTGGACGACTATGCCATTGGCGGTATAGGTGTGGACGCCATCAACTTCGAGATTGTAGACATTACCGTCTGGACACAAGCGTTCAAATCCTGCATCACGGCCGCGTTCGAAAACCTCAACACGGTCCACCCTCGCGAGGCAAGGAACGCCTCTTTCTTCTGGTCCTGCTGACGCCTGGCCAGTGGGACATGTGAGTTCCCATCCACTTCCACCGCAATCATCAGGTGTGGATCGGCAATGTCGATCTTGTAGTGATAAGGCCAGCCTTGGCTGCGATCCATCTTCGTCGGGACGACGTACTCCGTCTCCCACCCCAGTGCCTCCGCCAGTCTCCGCTGCGGAACCGGCAACGGACGGCCGTTGCCGCCTCTTACCGGAGGACAGTGCCGCATGGCTCGGAGGGTCCTGCTGATCTTGGCTCGGACCTCTGGCCTCCAAACCGGGTTGGCCGCTCGCATCCGTGCTGGAGAATCGCGACGGTTCCGTTCGGCCATCTCTTGTCGGTAGCAAGTCTGGCATCTTCGGGCGTGACGATCCATCATCGGGCCGCCGCATTTGGGGCATAACATAGACGTGGTCTCCCACTACGAGGTTGATTGCCGGCACCCACCGGCCCGGCGCTGCGAAGATCGGATGGTTCGGTGTGCAGACGATTTCCCGACCATCCGAAAAAAATCGCACCAGTCTCTGCGGGACTGCGCGACAGAATGTTCGACTTACGATGCTCACGACCGGGCGAGCGCCTGCCTCGTCCCAAGCGGTAACGGTGTCGCCAACACGAATGTGCTCGATGGCAACACCGTCCACCAACGTGCCGGCGGGGAAGCACTCATCAATGACGATCAGCCCGGCCGGCGGCTTGTCGCGGCGGACCAGCGTCTGGATGGACGCGACCTGTACCTGCGCTTCGGGCTTGGGCTCGTACCCCGACATCACGATGCCGGTCTTCAGCCCGTGGGCCTCCAACCGATCGGCCGCCTGGTCGATCAGCTCCTTGCGGTGCGCCATCCACAGCGTGGGCACGCCCAGTCGCTCGACGATCTCGGTGGCCATCGTGGTTTTTCCCGATCCTGTAGGGCTAACCAGGATCGGCCGGCGGTCCAGCTTGGCGATCACGTCATCAACGGCCTGCTTCTGGTAATCGCGGAGCTGGAGGCGCGTGGTCGTGGCAATCATCGCTTCCTCCGGACGGGGCAATCACCGCACCGCTTACCGTCAGTCCGCTCGCAGGTATGGTGCCAGACGCGGTGGATGTGGTCGGCCATGCGGTTCTCGTGGCCGGGAAAATGCGAGCTGTCCCTGGTGGACTTTCCTGACGACGGATCCCGCTGACTGTGCAGAGTGTCCTTGTTCGATGGGTGCATGAAGTTCTCCGATGACCCGCTGTGTGAGCGGGGCTTTCTATTGGCAGGTGCCGGAATCGAACCGGCGACCGGGGTAATGAGCCCAGGCCACACCTGTCCCTGCCCGCGCACGTGGCGCTCGTGCCCGTTTGGGCCGATCCTGGTCCATCGCGTGTGAGGAGCCACGCCCGGCACGCCACAGCGCCAGCCGCAGTGTCAGAACGGCAAGATCATGGCCGGCGCCTCGGCCACCACCGTTGCCCACTCCTGCGCCGTCAGCTCATTGGGTTGGCGACCTGGGAACAACTTGCCCAGCGACGCGAACCACTGCTGTTCGCAGTCTTCGGGCGTGCCCTTCTCGGCCATCCCCTCGTATGCGGTGCGGAACGCGTCCCAGGCCGCCTGCATGTCACACTTGCCGTCTACCGCACTCGGCTTGGGCTCGGCCGGCGGCACAGGCGCCGGCGTGGGAGGGGCCTTCGGCTTGGCCGGCGGGAGGTTTGGAGGCCCCGCGGACTGCGCGGGCTTCTGCGCCGGTCCCGCCACGGCTCGCAACTTCGATCCGAGGCGGTTGCGGATCGCGGTCTTGGCCGGGCCGTCAGCCTTGCTGACGCCGCCGGTGCCGGTGGCGCCGAACGGGTTCAAATACTGAACCTTCATGCGGGTCTTGCCGCCGTACTCCTCGAGCGCCAGCTTGAGTTGCACGGCATGCTGAGAGAGGTCCGTCTCCTGGAGCCAGAACGGGTCGCGCCCGTCCCAGCCCAGCGCCGCCTTCAGGGCGTCGATGGTGATGCTGTTGAGCGAGCCGTCCTTCTTTTCCAGGTAGAAGTAACCGGTGATCTCGAAGTTGTCGGCTGCACAGTCGTCCCACTCGCCGGAGGCCTGAAGCTCCTCGTAGAGCTTGAACTTGACGATGCACGTGGCCAGCTTGTTCGGGCCGGTCTCATCGACGCCGACCTCGATGGGGAACGCATTGAACAATCCTTCTCTATTGGGAATCACGAGGCTCTCCTTTCAGGCCCGGGGGCCGAAGAGTTTGGTCCAAAGGGTGGTGTCGAACTGCGTCAACTCGATCTGCTCGGCGAGACTGCGGGACTTGGCCATGCAGAAGGGCAGTTCCTGTGGGAAAATGGTCCGCGTGCCGCTGCCCCTGGCCTTGCCGTCTTTGGCATCCACGTCGTAGCCGATGAACAACAAGTGATCGAGCCACTCGCGGAGGCGCAGTCGGATGGAGGCCTTTCCGCTGGAGGGGTTCTGGAGGCGCGGCTCGTAACGAATCCAGTCGTCGCCCCTGGGGTTTGGCACCGACGCGGTACAATCGTGCATGATCAGCACGACGTTCCGCCCGGCGCGTACATGGACGTCCAGGTCGCCCAGCAACGTCAGGAACGTCTCGTAGACATGCTGATAGCCTTTGCCGTATCCGTAATCCTCGACCCGGCGGATGACGACGCCGTCCTTTTCGTGCTTGATGTTCTTGAGCGTCCACTCCAAGGCCAATTCTTCGGCCTTGGTGGCGCTGTCGATCACGAGCGTCTTGATGTCATCCCAACCGCCGGAGTGCAGGGCGTCGCGCATGTCCTGCCAGCCGGTGATGCCGCCGATCCGGCGAACATCCAGCTTGCCCAGCGACGGCAGCAGGATCGGCAGGCTGTCGTCGAGGTCGAGAAAGCCGACCGGACCCGGCGCGGTGGCCGCCAGCGTCGTCTTGCCGACCCCGCCTGGGCCGAAAAGGCCCAGGCGGTGACCCTGCGACTCGATCTTCGTGAAGCTGATCTTGCGGACGGGGGGACTGAAGGAGGTTCTGGCGGTGGTCATGCCTGGCCCTCCCCATTCAGACGTTTCACGATGAACTTGTTCTGGCCCAGTTCCTCGGCGACGAAGGCGGTGAAAATGCTGGCGATGTCCTCGCCGACGGCCGTTGAGGTGTCCACCACGATGGTGAACGGTGTCTGGTCCACGACGTAGACCGCGTCCATACGAACGCGGCTCGCACCGTGTAGCCCCTCGGCCGCCAACGTCGCCAGCAGGAGGGTCTTCTCCGCCTCCTCCAGCGCCGCTCTGCTCAGAAACTTGTACTTGTAACCTTGCACGATCATGTTCATTTTCCTTTCAGAGCCGGTTTAATTGGGCGGCTCCCCGATTACCTACCGGCGGGCGTCCGAATCTGTCGGGTTAGCGCGGCGACTGGACAGGTAGACATCGAGCCCAGCCACCTCGAAGTGCTGTTTGACCTGCTTGAGGGCGTCGTACACGCTCGAGTGGTGCAGGCCGGTGGCCTTCGCGACCTCTCTGGCCGACCCGAGGACCGCGTAGTGCTCAAAGATCTCGCGGAGACGGGGCGATAATCTCGACGCCGCGTCTGCCAGATCGATGGCAAGATCGCGGAGTTCCTCCCGCGGCATGCCCGGCCGGCCAAGGCGCCGGTCGGCGTCATCCTCGGTGATCGTCTCGCCGCGCAGTTCCCAGTCGCCTGAGGCGTCCTGCTGCCATGCGTCCAACGATCCGTCCTCGCGCCGGTAGTCGCGGTTGCTGGCCTTGCGGGCGGCGATAAGGTCAGCCAGGGCGTTGCGGGCCAGCCGGGCGAGGAAGGTGTTTTCCTGTGCCCTGCCCCCGTCAAACTTGGCGCGGCGGCGGACGACCTCCATCGCGATCTGCTGTTTGAGGTCGTCACGGTCGGACTCGGTGAGGCGATATCTGCCCACCGTCCTATGAACCGTGACTTCGATGAGGGTCATGACGTACTGCGGGAGGGGGGTGCTGCTGCTGATCGTACTCACGAGAACGCTCCTTGGAGCGAAGGAGGCTCGCGAGTGCCGGCTCAGCCGAGACCGACTGCTTCACCACGTTGGGAAGCCGGTATGGGTCGCTCAGCTGAGCGACACCACGGCGGTCTCCGGTGTTGCGCAGGACCGTTGTCCGGCGTCGCTCCAGAGAGTGTTTGAGGGGGGCGTGAAATGGCCGCGCATCACGGCAGGTCGAGGCGAAGTGCGTATGAAAAAGGCCCGGCCGTATGAAGTAGACCGAGCCTTAAGTGCTTGAATTGGTGGCTATTAAGAGCGGAGAATTATATTTTGTGCATTCTGAGAAAACCGCCGTGACGCCGTCACGGGGGCGTGAGCGCACCCGTGATACAGGTCACAGTTTGTCGGACTTTCGGAGGCAGAACGAGACGACGGACCTCCATGTGCCAGCCCGGTCCTGATTGGTCACGAGACCAGCGCCGCCCTGGAACTTCACCAGGCGGCGGAGCCGGTTGATTGCTTGCCGACCAGCGGCAGCATCGCCTTTGACGTGATCTCGAACCGAGTCCTGCGTCCACTCCAGAATCGTCTTATAGTCGTCTGCTAGTTCGCCGTCTGGCAGCTCGTCTTCCGCCTCTCGAAGCTTCTTTAGGGCCATGTCTCTGCCCGCGACTAGAATCGCCAACAACTGTCCCTCTACGGGAATCGGATCGCATGCGGCAGTGGGTCGACCATCCGTATTCTTCCTGTAGAACAGCACTCGCAAGAAGCCTTTGTCGGCAGATCGTACATCGATCTCACCATAACACTCCTGCGGCGGCGCCTGTAGTTGCACAGTCTTGGGCGGCTTAGGATCAGAACCAGCAGCCTCATCCTCAACAGTGCCGGCCGGTTCCAGGACGCCGGATTCGCAGGTTTCCAGCCGAAGTCTGGCTTCCAGGTCGTCCAAGGCAGCAAGGGCGTTGTGAAGATGGCCATTGTCGGGACGGCGAAGGCATCGGCTCAGCCTGTTGGTGCCGTCAATCTTCCGGGAAACCATGGCAGTCTCGAGGATCTTCGTCACCTCTTGGACCTTCTCATCATGCACCACGTGCCCGTGGTACTTGCCGGCCTTCTTCGTGGCGGCAGTGAACCGGATGGCCATCTGATGCCACTGATGACAAAGCAGTAGCAGATCCTCCAGGTTCAGCGCCCCGTATCGCTCGCACACCCGGCGATTGCGCGCCCGCACTTCGCCATCGGGAAGATCTTCGAATACCCAGTTCTCGGCATCGGCGGCGACATCCTGCCCGGCCTGGGCGGCCTGGGTTGTTGCGTTCCGGTCGCGCACGGCAGCATCGGCGATCCGGTTCCACTCACGCGTGGCTTGCCGCACTTGCTCAGGTGTCATGCCGGACTGGTTGGGCAAGTTCCTTATAATCTCCGCGTCGGCGGTGGCCTGCACTGGCAGAAGAATGACGGCCTGGTTGAAAACTCGGCCAGCAAGTCGCTTCTGGGCTTGTAGCATCCTGTTGATTTTGCCGACTTCATGGCAAGCCACTTCTCGGTCCGCCGGGTTCTGCGCTTTGTCCGCGTCTTCTATCTTCGCCCACCACCTGGTCCTCTCTGCCAGCGTGCGAGCGAAACACTCTGCCAAGTCGCGGGCAGCGTTCTCAATCCACAACACGCGAACGTCGCGGGGCTCAGTATTCGGAGGGGGCGTCATATAGGGACCGTAGTCCTCTTGGCGTATCCGTTCCTTCTCAGCCTGCATCCACGCGGCCATTCCGCTGGAGGCCCTGGGGGCCTCGCCGAGGGTCTCAGCCTCAGTGGCGGCTTCCCGGTTGTACTTGATGGCGGTGATCAACATATCGTCCTCATAGTACAGGGAGTCCGTCATGTCGGAGAGTTCCCAGACGCGGGACCGGATATCTTCGAGGATCGGGATAGGGAGTCCATTCTCAATCGCCGCCATCTCCTCCATCGACATGGGCGCATGCATACCAAGTTCGCGCTGCCAAAGAGCCTCTCGTTGACGCAAAACGAGGGGGTCAGCAAACAGCTCTTTCCACCGCGACTCGTCTGGGGAATCGAAGGGCTCGCAGAGGGGTTCAGCCTGGGGCTCGGCAGCGGCGTCCGGCTCCGGCTTGTCGTCGGCAACACCGGCGGAAGGCGCCGCCCCACCCAGGGCTGTAGCATGGGCTTGTACGGCACTGGTCGGTGTCTTCTGATGGATTCTCTGAGAGCTGAATACCGGCTTGTTGGAGATCTCTCGGCACCTAACGATTTCCCACCCGTCCGCTGCAAGGTGTTTGTTGAACATGGCCACCAGCGAGTCGACCACCTCCTTGTCCGGCTGAACCAACGGATGGAGCATTTCGCACAAGAACCGCCGGAACGTCTCGTCAGGGCCGTTTGCGAGACCAAATCTGGAGTCCGTGAAGACCCAATCGTCAGGCCAAACCGAAGGGTTATTGACTCGGTACTGCCAGATCTCCTCTTCCGCACTATTGAATCTGGGCTCATCCGGTGGCATAGCCTCCAGGTCGTAAAGCCTCGATAAGAACTTGATATCACTGAGGCGGCCCGCCCATTGCACATTATCCATCCTCAGTGCATCGAAGATGTCCCGGCGCGTGACTTCTGAGATTGTGCGGACTTCTGGTTCGTCTTGCTGCTTAACCACTGTATCGATGGGCGCGATCGCACCGTTCTCGAAGGCATACCCGTCCTTCTTCAGCCACGCCGATAAAGAATTGACCGCCTGCCGCAGCTGCTTGGCCCGCGACGGGTCCGGGTAATCGCCAGATTCAAATCCAGCGGCCTTGTTCATGGCCGATGTCAGAATGTTCTCGTAGGCCTTGACCAACTTTTGAACATCTGCGGGACACGTGAAGTTCAGCGCGTGGTAGTACTGCTCGACAAGCGAACGGCGCTGGCCGTTGACGTCCGGAACGAAGTCTTTGTCGGGGACAATATCGGCCGCGTCGAACTCGTCCGAAATCTCACGGAGGGTCCATCCTACAAGGAATTCTCGGAATTCGATTCGTGTCTTCTTGCTGATAAGTTCTTTTGCCGGTGACGTCAACATGGCTTGCTTAGCCTGGTCAGGAGCGCAGCCGCCTTGAGATTTCGGCTGCGAAGCCGCCTCGTTGGCCGGAACGGGCTGCTTCACTGCCTGGCCGGACACTGCCGTTTCCCCCGCCACGGGGATCTGGCGCTCGCCCAGAGACTTCGCCTTGGCAACACCATACGCGGTCGCGCATACCGCCTCGCGCCACCCCGAGCCGCTCCGCATGCCTGGACGCCAAGCATCGTAGTCAGTCTGCTCGAGCAGGCTGAGGTTGATCGCGTTGGAGATCGCCTGACCCACAACACAGGCCACATCGTCAGGCTTGCTGTCGATCCAGGTAAGGCCCACGATCTGCTTCGCCACAAGATCGAGATCATCGCGGTCAAGCCAACCAGAGGACTTAATGATCGGCCCCTGATAGCCGAAGGGTAAGTGCGTGGGGTTGTACTGCGGCATCCGGCCCATTGCCGACGCCAGCAGTGCAACAGCGTGTTCGATCCGGCCATCGTGCCGCAACCGTGGCGGCGGCACAAGAGCTCGGGCCAATCGGAGTTCTTCCGCCGAGGCCGGTATCTTCTCGATATCCCGTTGGGAAATCCGAAGTATTTCGAACAGCGTTTCATCGCTCGGGAAATTCACATCATCGGACATCGCACTGCCTCAAAAACCATCCTTGCCATCAATCGGAATTGTCCGCCGGAAACAGGCACCATCCTGAACCGGCCTCCCGGGGCAAAGACTGTGGCTGGCGATTATACCGCAAAGGCCTACCGCAGGAACAGCATGCCCGACACTTTGGCCACGCCGCCGGTAGGTAATGGGGGCGGAAGCATGCCCCCCGCCACTGGACAGGCGAACATGGCTGAAGACAAGCGGAACCCAACCCACGAAGTACCCGTGTCGAAAATGTGCGGCGACCACGATGATCTTTCTGAAATTGCCGCCATTCTGGCCGCCGGCTTCTTGCGCCTCCTGGCCAAGCGTGCTCCCGCCCCGAAAAAGAGAGAGATTTCGCGGGACAATTCACTTGGCTGTCCCGCCGAAACTCGGCCCCCTGCGGTCAACCTTTAACGCGAAGTAGATCGCATGGAACCAACGGTACTAAGGCAACTTACGGAACTTCAAGACATGCCGTACCCGGCGCTGAAAGAGAAGTGGCGCGGCCTGTACGGGACGGAGCCGCCGGCGTACAAGCGGGAGCACATGGTCCGCCGCCTGGCGTACCGCATCCAGGAGCTGGCCTACGGCGGCCTGGCCGACGAAACGAAGGCAGAGTTGGAGCGGATCGCCGAGGAAGACGAGCAGCAGCGGCAGGGCGCCCGGGCCAACCGCCGCAAGCCCAAGGATACGCACCCGACGCCGGGCACGCGCCTGGTGCGGGAGTGGAACGGCCAGCGGCACGAGGTGACGGCCGTCGAGGGCGGGTTCGAGTACAACGGCCGCAAGCACCGTTCCCTCTCGGCCATCGCCAAGGTCATCACCGGCGCCCACTGGAGCGGCCCGCAGTTCTTCGGGCTCCGCACGCCGAAGCAAGCTAAGGAGGCAGGCAAATGATCCAGGCAGCGATAGAGAAGAAGACCATCCGCTGCGCCATCTACACCCGCAAGAGCCACGAGGAGGGCCTCGAGCAGGAGTTCAACAGCCTGCATGCCCAGCGCGAGGCCGGCGAGGCATACATCGCCAGCCAGCGCCACGCCGGTTGGGTGGCGTTGCCGACCGACTACAGCGACGGCGGTTTTACCGGCGGCAACATGGACCGGCCGGGCCTGGAGAAGCTCCTGGCCGACATCCAGCGCGGGCGGGTCGACTGCGTGGTGGTCTACAAGGTGGACCGCCTGAGCCGCTCGCTGATGGACTTCGCCCAGATGATCGCGCTGTTCGATCAGCACGACGTGGCGTTCGTCTCGGTAACCCAGCACTTCGACACCAGCACGTCGATGGGCAGGCTCATCCTGAACGTCCTGCTGTCCTTCGCCCAGTTCGAGCGGGAGATTATCGGCGAGCGCATCCGCGACAAGAAGCTGGCCACCGCCAAGCAGGGCAAGTACGTCGGCGGCCAGCCGTTCCTGGGCTACGACATCGACCGGGAGCGGAAGCGGCTTATCGTCAAC